ATCTTGCTAAAGCTTTTGTATATCTAGACGCAAGTCTGTCATACAAGTTATCTTCGATCGCTTCTTCAGTGATCGCAAATGCTAAAGCAATTGTTTCGTTTGTGTAACGAGCTGTGAAAGTTTCTTGCGCATCGTCGTATGATACACCTTGACCTTCAGGTTTTACAGAAGCATTTCCGAAACCACTTAACATTACTTCCTCTTCGAAAGCTCTGTCTGAAGTTTCTGTGTCGAAAATTTCTGCAGCTTCGTCCGCATATTGTCTGTACTCTAGTCCGAATAAAGCATTCAGACCAGGCTCTAGTTCTTTAACTAGTTGTGCTCTTGATATAGCCATAGTTATTTATCTCCTTATTCGCTATTAGTTGTATAGGTGAGAGGCTTTAGCGATCATAACAACGACATCACTGCCCTCGCTTGCATAATCGTTTTGACCTGGGATATTAGCACCTCTTATCAATGTAAACATTGAAGTAGCGCCTACTGTTGCAATAGAAAGTCTTTCGTCAGACATTCCACTGATACCAGTTGCCCCGTTATCACCTGTGTTATAGTTAAGACCAACATCATTTTGTTGCCAAGCTGCGTTAGCTCTCATATTGAATTCCTGGTTAGGATTGTCCAATACAAAAGCAGTTCCGTCACTTGAACCTGTGTTGTAATCTACCGCAAAGTTTGTTCCACTCGTTACTGAGTTTGCAAACGTCGGTTTTGATGTTCCTGCATCTATGTAGAAAGCACCATTAAAGACTCCTACTAATAGAGGGTCAGCACTGTTTTGCCAGCCTGCTCCACCACTATTGTCATCGTCTGTTGAATCGTAGGTAGCATCTTGAATATAACCTTTTTCAGCTGCCTGAGTTCCTGCATTTAGAGAAACCGGGTCGCCTTTGAAAATTGTATTAAAAGCTGCGCCTGCGTAATCATATAGCTTGTATTCAGATTGACCAGAAGTTGCAGGTGTTGAACCTACAGTCATTACTGCTCTACATCCGTATCCAGCTGTACTATCGTTAGCCATGTTTTATTTCCTTTTCTTAAGTGTACCTGCCCGTGAGGGCCTCCAGTACGGTTAACATTTATTTTGTTGGTAAGAAATTACTAAAAGATTATTTCTTTGAACCACCAAAAGTTACACGAGTCTGCCTTTCATTATTGATTGGCATACTTGGGTGCTGTTCCTTAAGAACATCGTTATTCACTGCTTCATCACGTTGCTTAGTTTGATCTTTATAATAAGCTTCACGTTGTTGCGCGATTTCTTCGGGTATCCTTGCCAGCACAAGGCCTCCTACTCCGATAACACCAGAATATTTTCCTGTTGCTAAAGATGGAAAGTCTTGTTCAGGATATTCGTCAGCTCTCACTAACTCCCATCCTTCTCTAAGTTTTCCTGATACATTTTTTGTATCGTCAAAACCTAGGACTTCAACTCTAATCCATCTGTGTCTGTACCCTTCGGGTGCAGGCGGTGCATCGAGTGATGAGGGTGGAGTCCAAGTTGTAGGTTTTTTAACCTTGTCTCTTGTTTGACTCGCACGAGAAGTTTTAATTGTTTCATTTTCCATATGCTTATGCTCCTTCCGTGATATTTAATTGTTTCGCATATTCTTCGAGTGGCACGCCTATTCTTTTAGCAATTGCTACCTGTGATGGCGAGAGTTTCACAGTTTTTTTGCGTCCAGTTGAGCTCGAACGTCTAGCTGAAGCTACATTTTGAGCAGGTTTTGCTCTTTTTGTAGTATTGTCTTCTACCTTATCAAATTTATGGGGAAATTCAACTCTTATTCTTGAATCAACTTCTTCATAATATTCGTCAGATTTAGGATCAAATCCTTCTTTTTCTACAAGCGTTTTGTGTATATCAAACGCTGTATAAGTCATAGCAGTATCATTACCAAACCAAGGATTTTTAGCAGCCCACTCTTCGGCTTTAGGATCACTTTGTTGTGTTGGTTGTTGTTGCTGTGGAGTAACATTAACCTCTTTTTCTTTAGGTGCTGCTACTTCTCTAGCTTTTAAAGCATTAACTCTAGCAGATTCTACAGTTAAATTAGCTAACTGTTCTTGTGCTGCTATTTGTGCTTCAACATCTTGTGATTCAATCGCATTTTTAAGAGCTAGCTTGGCTGCTGCCATACTAGTCGTAACTCTGTTTTCAAATTCACTAACATAGTTTTTATCTAATTTAGATAATCTTTGTTCTGCTTGATTTTTTTGTTGAGTAACTGATTGAGCATATTGAACAGCTTCTTCTCGCTGTCTTTCTGCTTCTCTCATTTTACGAGTTAGTTTAGCAATTCTTTTTTGAACTCCTTCACTATATTCTTTTAACTCATCTTTTTCTTCAGGTTTTTTTTCTTCAAGTTTAACTTCTCTTTCATTTTCGTAAGTTTTATCTTGAGGTACCTGTTCAACTTCGATCTCTTCTTTTACTTCCTCTTGTTTGACCGCTTCTCCTTTTTCATCTAAATTAATTTCAGCTCCTTCAGTTTCACCTACATCAATTAGATCTTCATTTCTTTTATTATCTTCTGGCATAGTTCCTTCCTATGTTAAATTAAATGAAGAAGTGATTCAGGATTTTTAACTGTTCCTAACACTTCATCATCGTTTAATATTCTCACCTCACCACCTTCTATTGGTAGTCTTGATCCTGCGTATCTTGCAAAGATCACCCAATCTCCTTTTTTACACCAAGGCTCACCAAATTTATCTTTATCCTTGTATGCTAAATCTCCCATCTTTAAAACATAACCACATGTTGTAGCTATTCTTGCTTTATCTAAAGTTTCTTGGGAAAATAATATTCCACCTTTTGTTTTTGTTTTTGGTGTAAAAGGTAAAACTAAAATTCTATAACCAGATGGTTCTGGTAATTCGTCAACTGTATCTCCAATATTATCTGGTGATAAAGGTTCTGGTTGAGGGGGTAAATCTTTTTTTTCTTCTTCGTATTTTTCTTGAAGTCCAAGTTTAATTTTTGGTACTTCCTTTTCCGATGTCGATAACGTTTCCTTGCTCATCTTTTTGCTCCTTAGGTTTTAGCAGGTTAGAGATATCCTGTAATGTTAATTGTATGGCATGTGCCTGTCCTACTAGATACTTATATTTCTCCATGTTGTCAACCCCTCCAGCTAGGATTGCATCACCAATTTGTTGTAGTCTATCTTGTAAAGATCTTTGAATCTTTATTATTAATTGCATATCGTCCATTACTCTTCTCCTTTTTGTTCTCTAAAATCTTCCAGCACTTCTAATCTTTCTTCTGCTGTAGCAATTTTATCGAATAGTTTATCTATTTCTTCTATGTGTTGTGGGTGCTCACCAATACCTACAGAATTTTCTAGGTATATTTTTATAATAGCTTCTGCCTCTGCTATTTGTGATTCATATCGTGCTTCTAAAGCGTCTAGTAAAACTGATTTGATTAACATTTCCACCTTCTACGTGCCTGTCTAAGTCTTGAATTTGGATTGGCCGCAGCTTTAGGAAATTGTCTCATTTGTCCTGCACTTCTTGCGCAGTACGATTTTCTTCTCTTCGCTGCAGCAGAACCTTTTTTAACTTTTCCAGTTACCGCTGTTTTTAATTTTGAACCGGGATTTTTTCTTCTATAAGCAGCGACACCGGCTCGTGTCATACCTGCTCCAGACTTTGTAGGTCTAAAGTTTTTTTTGTTTCTTGCTGGCATGTTATCTGCTTTTCTCATTAGATCATACCTCTATAATATTTTTTATAACTTGGATTACCCACTTTAACTCCACCTAAATCTCCGTAAATATAAGTTCCATCATAATTTTTTTGTGCTTCTCTTATCATGGAATTACCAACAGCTCCACCTTTGTTAAATGTAGACACATTAGTTGGTTTAGGTCCTTTATTAGATACTGCTCTTTTTCTTCTTACTGCAGAAGATTTTTGTGATGAGCTCATTGATTTTGCTTTTGCAAGTGGTACGCATTTTGGATACGCACGTTTACTTCCTTTTTGTCTTCCACAAGGTTGATATTTACCATCTTTTTTGGGAGCACCTATATCTACCCATTTCTCATCTAACCATTTTTTTAAACCGCTCATTAGTATTTTTTAGTTACTTTACGTCTGTTTTTCATAATGCCACCACAACCTTTTGCGATGCCACCTTGTGCATAACTTGATACTGCTTTTCTAGATTGAGAAATTGAATTTATAGAACCACCATCTGCTT